AAAAGACAACTACCAGCGAGATATGAAGGCAATTGCTAAACAGGACAAAATGCACAGCGAAGAGATAGAGAAGATAAGTAGTGCGGTTAATAAGCTGATCTGGTTATTAGCAACAACAGTCTTAGGGTTTATCATAACACAAATACTAACAAGCAGGTAGCTAAAGATTGAACTGGTTGTGCAGAAATGACTATAAAACCTTGTTCACAAAATTACAACACACAGCAGAGTAGAGTGGAGTAGGGGACTTTGCTTGATAAAAGAATATAAAAGTGCCTTAAATACGGCATTTTTGTAAAATGGGGGATATGTACAAAGAGAGTAGGGCGGTGGAATAGGGGATATGGGTAGCCTATTTTAGAAAATGATATAATATACTAATAAGTTTGGGGAACTAAACATGGCATACACATCTCTGTTCAAAAAGTGGCTAACCTTTCTTGGAATAACCAATATTGGAACTATAATTGCCCTTATCTTTGAGATGTTTAATAAATAATAAGTAATTAAATGGACTATAATTTATGGCAACAATTAATCTTGGGTGCAACAAAACCATTTAGAACTGGTGCAAACATATTGGCTCAAAACTGGGGTTCTGCATTAACGGGAAAAGACATGAGTCAGCAAGAAAACCAAGGAAGATTTCTTAGGTGGTTATCAGAAGGAATTACTCCAGAAGAGCAACAAGTAATCAATGATAAACCATATTTGTCGGCAGTTAAAAGTGGGGCAGGAATAGGTGCTACGCTCATGCCCTTTGCTTCTCAAGGGCTAAGAACAGCCCAGTTTGCTGTAAACCCCCTTGCTAATAGGGTTGCACAATTAGCCTCTCAAGGGGCGTTAGAGGGTTCTCTTGGAGGTTTAGGACTTAGTAGAGAAGGAAAGGAAGTTCAGGACACCCTAACGGGTGGGCTAGTAGGTGCTGGTGGGGAACTGTTTATGGACTATCTTACCAACCCTCAGTTTAGGAAAATGATAACAGATGCTAGTACTTATGTAGACCCTAGCACAGGAAGCAGAATGTATAGAGGGGCATTGGGAAACGATGATGTGTTAGACACCTTAAATCCTACAGGGGGCTTAACTGCTGATTATACACCAGACACAAGGGCAAAGGCTCGTTTGGGAGAAAATATTACTACTGAAGATATAAAATACCCTCCTGTAGATATTCCAGATGATATTGAGATTACAAACTACCAAGATTACGACAACCCTATTATTAACCTAGAGGCCGAGGCTAAAAAATATGCAACACCAGATGAGTTTGTTAAGGCACAGGGAAAACCCATTTATCATGGGGGAAGTGGGGTTGAGGAGCTATCAAGAGAGTTTAGGATAGCTACACCAGAAGAAAAACTAAAGTTCTCTTCTAGCGGTGGTGGATATGAGGGGTTAAGTTTCTCTACCGATAGAGATATTGCGAAGAACTATAGTAGAAATATAGGTAATACTGACGAAGTTTTTGAGGCGTTCATAAACCCAAATGCGAAGGTAAAAAGAATAGATTTAAAAGGAGACACACCAGACGACTTAGACCTTGAAGCCTTGAGAAGGCAGGGGTATGATGCTATCCAAGACATTGGAGATCAAGCCGAGAAGGAGTTTAGAGCCCTAACAGAAAAAGCTATAATTACCAAATCTCAACTACAAGATATATGGAGGAAAGCTCATAATCTAAAAGCCTCTGCCAAAGAACTAAGGGGTGGCTTTGAAGAGATACTTAGAAAGAGTGGTATAAAATAGGATATTTTAGACAATGGTATAATATAATATTAAGATTGGATAGTTAAATATGGCAGAAGTATACAGTTCACTCTTCAAAGGAAATGTTCATATCACAACTCCATTTTCTTCTAGTCACAAAGGGTTAGACCTTTCTCGTGGAGTTGTTGAGCAACCAATCTATTTACCTAATAGAGCAGTTAGTGGAACAGTCTGGAAAATATTACCTGGCTACACAAAGAACGGTGTTGAGTATAAAAACGCCCCTATTATTTATGTAAAGCACAAGGACGGTAGCGGTTCAAGATATATTCATAGTTATCCAAAAGATGTTAAAGTTAAGGTTGGTGATACAGTTGTTGCTGGTCAGCAGATTTGCTGTACTGGTAATTCGGGACATAGCCATTCAGATCATCTTCACTTTGAGTGGCTAACTAAATGGGACGACCTAAACACTAGGGTTGACCCAGCACCATATGTTATGAATGACAATACTCAAACCTTTAAGGTAGGAGATAAAATACAATTTACAGGAGTTCAAAACATTAGAAAAGGAAGTGGAACAAATTATCAGATAACTGGAGAAACTAAGGTAGGAGACATTTACGAGATAGAGGATGGTCCAAGATTTGCTGACGGGTATACCTGGTACGATTTGAAGGGTTCTGACTGGGTTGCCGATGTTGGAAAATTTAAGGTAGATGGAAAAGTAGAGACACCCCCCGTAGCACCCCCACAACCCTCTCCATGCGATGAATATGTAAAACAGGTGAATACACTCAAAGAGGAAAACAGGGGGCTTGCTGAGGCTTTAGGCTCTTTGCAGAGGACATTGGAAAGCAAAGAAGCAGAGCTTAAGACTGTGAACGACAGGGTTAAGTTTTTAGAAGATACCCTACTCCAGAGAGAAAAAGAATTAAAGAGTTTAGATGAGGATTATATAAGAGTCTTAGATGAGAGAAGGAGATTTGAGAAGCAGTATATAGAAACCGTAACAGAGTTAAATGAGTTAAAAGAGCAAGGAAAGAATAATTTACTTAATAAAATTATTGACTTCTTACATAAGTTATTAAGGAGAAAATAGTGAGAGATAGTAACGAAGACATTATAATGTATTTTGTAATGATGCTTTGTATACTGTCTTGTGCCATGTGGCTTATTTTAATTAATTTTATTTTATAAAATGGAAAACTACTTTAACATAGTTCAAAACACAGTCTTTGTAAGTTTTGTTGGTTTGTTTGCACCGTTCCTATTCCCATATCTCTTTAAGATTGTTGGGAAATGGTCTAAAAGAGAATTGACTAAACAGGAAAAAAGGTTGCTTGTAGGTCTTGTTTCTTTCCTTGTATCCCTTGTTATTGTTGCTATAGGTTTTGATTGGCAGGGTGAGCTTACAGAGAGAGTTGTTGCTTTTATAACATATATAGTCCTTAACTTTGCAACATTAAGAGGGGTTGTACAGAGTATTTATGAGTTAGTAATTAAAAACATTCCTTCACTAGATGAAGAGCTTGATAGAATAGAAAAAGGAGAATAAATTATTATTTATAAAACTATGCCTTGTGGATCAAAATCAAGAAAAGGAAGAGGAAAAAAGAGAAAATAAGAGCTACTTATTAAAATGATAGTACAAGAACATGAACAAGACTAGAATTAAACTGCTATGCATTTGTATCTCCATAGTAGTATTCATAACATTTGTAAGCATCTTGCTTGACTGAGTAGCACATTAAATTGAGTACATACTGCCATAAAAAAGAGAGGAAGAGGAAGACCAAAAGGATCTAAGAACAAAAAACGAGGACCCATAATTAACATTAGAATTCCTACAAAAATGCCATTAGAAACAGAGAAAAAAGAGGCTGGGATATATAAATCAACTTCAGAGGATAGTTTTGAGTCTTTAAGAGATATCCAGATTAGAAAAATGGGAGAAGGAAATGTAAGTATAGAATACCCTGATAGGTATATTACAGAATTGAGCTTTGAAGAGCTTAACGAGGAGATGATAAGAAGAAGCAGATTAAGGCAAAAGGTTGAGAACAAGGAATATAACACAACTATAGAGATACAGACAGATAGACCTATAGGTTTAGTGTGGTGGGCAGATCAGCATGTTGGGGGTCAATTTGTAGATTATGAGAGGTTAAAGTGGGAAGCAGATGAGATTAAAGCAAACCCATATTTAAGAATAGCACTTGGAGGAGATTTTAGCGACTCGTTCGTGTGGCTACCAGCGGCTTTTGATGATGTGGCAAATTTGAATGAACAAAATCTCTATTTATACAAACTAGTGGAGTATGTTGGTTGGGATAAGATACTTTTTTGTGTTATTGGAAATCACCCTAAGTTTGCTAGAAGAACTGGGCTTGATGGGTACAACGAAATGAGAGAGAAAATACCAGTCTTTGACGGCGTGGGAACTGTAGATTTAGTCATAAACGGTATAACGTATACAGGAGGAGTTATTCATAAAGCGAGAGGAGCCTCTTATATAGACCCTAACTTTGGAGGTAAAAGATTCCTAAGAGAAAATGATGGATATGATTTTGTAATGACTGCTCATTCGCACGAAGCTGGGTCGCAAACTATAAACAGAAAAGATGCCAAAGGAGAGAGAGAGGTTGTTCTTTTGTCAGGAAAGACTTTTAAGGAAACAGACGATTTTATGGACACGGAGGGGTTTAAGAGGAAAACAGGAGTTGGACTTGGTAGCAATGGGATTATCTTTAATCATCAGAAGAAAAGTATGTTACCAGTAAGTTCTTTTAGTAAAATGTTAGACTATATATAGTGGGAAATCTAAAAATTAGGCTTAATTTGAGGAGTGTAATACATAAATTAGGCTTAAAATATGGAGTATAATGCACAAATTAGGCTTAATTTATACAGTAAGACTGTGCAGATTAACGGTAAAATATATAGTAGGTTCTAAAGCATACGGTTTTGCGTATGTTATGGAAATAGAAGCCCTGTACCTCTGCAAAACTCGGATAAGTTCAGCAGGGTGGCTGGTAATAAAGGGGTAGGAATAACAGCATGGGGGTTCGGCTAAAGGAAGTAAAATGAGGGTGGTTTCCGACAACTTTCCACCCTACCCCCTTTACAATTAACTTAACAATTATTTGACAATGGTAACAAGACAAAGAGTTGAGTGCTATAGTAGGATTACAGGATTTATACGCCCAGTATCACAATATAATCCAGGTAAAGCTCAAGAGTTTAATGACAGAAAGGTTTTTAATGTATCAAAAGCTCTATTAAAATAAGATAATTCTTCAAGATTAGCAATTGAGCAATCTTGTTGGTTGGTTACTGTCGACGGTAGCCAACCTTAAAGAGTGCCCAAAAGGGTCTCGTGTTCTTTAAAAATCCAACTATCTAAAAGGAGGATATGATGGATACAAAGTTTGGTACTTGTATTGACTGTGGAAGAGAAGAATCCCCAGATTGTCAACTGTATGTTTGCAAAGATGATGAAGGATTCCTGATTATCTGTTGTATTGTGTATGCAATCAACAACAGTTTAACCATCTTGAAGCGTTTAGATGGACTCCTAGATACAGACGATTGAGGTGAGTAATGGAAAACTACAAAGCAGTAGTTCGTGCAAGGGACTCTGTGTGTCAGATTTGTGGTTCATCTAAAAATCTAACTGTTCACCATATTATTCCAAAATGCCAAAAGGGTCCTAACACTCCAGAAAATTGTATTCTACTCTGCAGGGATTGCCACAGGGCTCTACACGAGCAACAGGGATATCCTCATGGAAATAAACATTGCAGATCAAAGGGTCGCAGAAAAGGTCGTCGCAGATAGTTGGTAGAAAGAGAGGGTACTTATATGTACTTCGGTCATGTGTATCCTCTCTTTAACATCAGTTCTTTAATACATATTAAGTCCTATAACTAAATATTATAACATTATTGACTTCTTATCTAAAAGGTATATATTTAAGCATGAGAATAAAAAGTGTAGCAGATTCATTTAGAAATTAGTTGTATAACTCTGTGGGCTGGTAGGTTTGCTACAACTTTCCTACCACCCTACAAGGTTAAGGGGGGAAATATGGGAAAAACAAAAACCGAAGTAGTGCAACTTCGTAAAAAGGCACTTGCGAAGAAAGAGTATCTATCTAGACTTCAACAGCTATCTTGGAGAATTAAAAAGATAGAAGAACTTTATCCTCTAAACAGTGAAGATCCAGAAGAGTTAAAACTCCTCACTGAAGAATATGATGACATTTACTCAGAGTTTCTATATATAAGTCAGTTAGAGATTGGAAGTGCAGATTACATACCTTATGACTTTGACAAAAAGGAGGTGTTCCATGAGAACTAGAATATTCCAAACAAGGTTTTATAAGGATAAGGAGGTTTTAAAACTCTCTTTAGAGGCACAGCATTTGTTTATGTATTTGCTAACTTGTGAGCATATAAACATCTGTGGGATTTTTGAACTTCCAGACCCGTATATATTATTAGAAAGCAAACTTACTCAAGAACAGTTAGACAAAGCTAAAAAGGAATTACAAGACTCTGGTAGGGTTATCTTTGAAGACTCATGGATCTTTGTAGTTAATGCTAGAAAGAATAATAGATATGAGGAAAGTGATCTAAACAAACTCGCTATGGCAAAGGAACTATCAAGGATTCCAAAGCACTTAAGGAAGGTGTTTGATAAGGTAAGTCCCTATGGTAGTATAGATAGTACTATAGATAGTATACAGAAACAAGAAATAAGAAATAAGAAACAAGAACCTATAAATAATAAATCAATGGGATATTCTGAAGAGATAGAGTTGCCAGAATGGTTAGAAGAGAAAGATAAATTATAAAGTTTAGATTAAATGAGTAAAACAAAAAACATTCTAAAAAACATAAAGCAAGGTACAAGTTCAGAGATATCTGAATTAGAAGAAAAAGAGAAGTTTCTCGTACTTTTAAAATCTGGTAAGAAGATTAGGATAAGCGAAGATGGCTTTGCACTCTGTAAGAAAGAATTAGAAATAGGGGGGAGATATATTTTCTTTTCCGATGCTGTTCTTGTGGCTTCGGAGATAGAAACAATAATAAAGGAATCTACATATAACAAGAATAAGGAGGGCTTACTATGAATCTAATACCATTCGGAGAGGTAACACAAGATAGATATGAGATAAGTAAGAAGTATGGCTTAATAGAGAAGGCTGGTCCAATATGGAGGTTAACTGCCAAGTGTAAAAATGCCTACGATCCAACCAGTTATGTGTATTATCTACAAGGAAAAGTTGAGAAGCCAAGAAGAATAACAGATGTAAAATCAAAACCAGTACCAAAAACAGAGAAGAGACCAGAACAAAAGTTAACTCCACAGCAAGAAATGAGAAGCAAGGAGTATCAAGATGTGTTAGATGAGTTATTTAAATTTTAAAAATTATTTAATATGAAGATGTACAGAGTTAAAAAGTACAGGAAGTTCCCAAGACAAAGTCCAAAGGATCAAGTTATACGAACTGTGGACAACTTGAAGGCGGCTCAAATAATTAGCATAGAGCTAAACAAAGCCTCAAGTGCTAGGTACTATGTAGAACCTTTTAATACAGAAGATTATGAAGTTTAAGGAGACTAGAGAATACAAACAGATGATTAGAATGAACCCTCATTGTAATGAGATTTACTACAATGTGTTCAATGCTCAAAAGATTAAAAGAACCAGCGACACACCGCTTGATATGGAGTTTGCAATAGATGTGATTGTAGAGTTACCTAATGGATCAATTCTATCAGGACAGGAAAAAGCATTAAGTTATAGTTATGCCAAGTATGACACCTTTACAATGGAGTTTTATCAAAATAGAAACACCAAAGAGAAAGGAGAGTTCTTTAAAATAGCAAGTCAGTTTTATCTCTCTGGATATGCAAATTACAGCCTAAACGGCTTTGCCTCTTGGAAAATCATAAACCTGCCCAGTTTTATTCTATGGCTCAATAGCATATACAACCTTGAGCAATTAGAAGTTAAAGCGATTCCATCTTCTGGTCTAGCCTCCTTTATCGCAATTCCTTACAAAGACATTCCAGAATGTTGTTATATCGCTAAAAGTGAAGATTATGGATAATTGTTATAGGTCTATTGACACCTGTTGTGCAAGGTATATAATATAAATAATATATAAACTATTAAATAAACAAAATGATTAAAATCATAGCAGAGCTAGAGAAAAGAGGGCACAGGGCTCAACTAACTTTAGGAGGATTGGGAGATGATCATTGGGTAGGTTTAATAACGGTTATGAATAAGGATTGGAATACATTAAAGGTGAGAAGCGAACTTGGTGATGAGTTCAATTCTAAAAAGCTATTTAACAACTTGTTATGTAGCTTGGTAGATAACGGATATAAATTAATAAGTATTAAATAAATGAATATACCAAAAGAGTTTATACAGAATATACAGGGGAAGGATTTTGTAAAATACGAAGGGTTATTGAATATGTTCCATGAGAATGGGGGAAAAGAGATACGAACGAAATTGGTTCAATCACAGCTAAAAGAGGATACGTTCTTTATATTTAAAGCAGTAGTTACAGGGACTCGGGGAACTTTTGAAGGATACGGGGATGCTTGTAAAGGGAATGTAAATCCTATGATAGTTAAGCACATGATGAGAATGGCAGAAACAAGAGCAAAGGCAAGGGCATTGAGGGATTACAATAATATCGGAATGGCTGCGGCTGAAGAGTTAGATTAGTTAAATTATTAAAGTTATGAGAATGTTTAACAAACAAATAAATGGAGTCAACATAATACACTACAACCCGACCCCATTAGAGCAGTTACAAAGTAAAATTGAAGCTATGAAGACAAAAGAGAGATTGGAGAAAGAATTGAAGCCTACAGGACCTAAGTTGAGGGATGGGATAAGTTCTGAACAGGTGTTAGATCAGTTAAGAGAGATTTTAGAGATAAAAGAGAGGACTTCACTTCAAGAGAAGATAGAAGCCACAGGTTGTGATTATTAAATTTTAAACTAAACTGCTTGAATGAAGACTATAAACATAAAACAAAAAACACCAAGAGTAGTAAAGATATTTAGAAAGTTCTTTAACAAAGTCTGGAAGTTTATAAGTAAGATTGCTAAGAAAGGGTATAGCAGAATAATGAAGTTTGACCTTATAGACGGACAGAAGAGAAGTGAATCCATAGCAAGAAGAGTAATGATTTTACTTCTACTTGTACTCTCACTCTACATCTTACTTGACCTACTCGTAGACAATGGGGTACTCAAGACAAATACCCAAAGAGAACAGGAGAGCAACTACACCTCAACTATGAATATACTCCCCTCAAGCCCTGTAATAGCCCAAGAGCAAACGGAACAGGTAGGAGTGGGTAATCAGACCACCGAGAATATTCCAGAGGTTTTAGGGGCATCACAGACCCCCACACAAGATAAGGTAGAAAGTTATGTAAAAAGGTATGGGGGAAGATTTACACCTGAGTATTTAGCAACTTTAAGGAAGTATTGTGATGAAGATACTTTAAAGTTAGTAGTAGCGATAAGTGTAGCAGAGACAAGTATGGGAAAGGCGAGAATGGATTTAAAGACCAACTGGTGGGGATACCATTATGGGGGGAACAAGAGGTACGATCCTGATATGGATACCATGAGTAAGGTTATTTGTAATGGGATAAGTAAGTATTACTATGATGTGGCGACAAATTATGACAGAGCATTTACTTACACAGGAGGGGATGACACGAATACTTGGATGGGTAATGTAAATGAGGCTTTAGAGCAAATGAGGTAGTTCTTTAAAAAGGAGATTGTTTCTTATACCCTCTCCCTGGATTAGTGAGGACCTTATTTTAACAGCAACTTAAAATAGACTGCTCACGACAAAAAGACTCTGGGGAAAAGGTATAGAGAGCAATCTCTTACTAGATGGCAAGATTACAAGTTATCTAGTGGGGGGCTGGACTGGGCAGTTACGGTCCCCCTAGTTATCTAAATTAAAAGACAATAAGTAATGGAGAAGAAAACATACACAATAAAAGTTAAATGCGCGAATTGTGGACAATACACTTCTAATATAGAAATAGAAAAAGGTATCAAGGTTTACAGAGAGTTGCAATTTAGAGAGTGCCCTGTATGTGGGTGTACAGATTTGGAAATGGTAAGGAACGAATTAACTTGGACAAATACTAATTCTACAGGTGATATGGTTTCTATAGATAGTTACACTCCAGACCTAGAACCATTCTTAGACTTCATCGCACAAGAACTAGGCAAAGCAAAGGAAGAGAAAATACAAAACATATTTACTAGAGAGGAGTGCGTAATAGTTGAACCACGATATATTAGTGATTGGAGCGATAAATACAATAAACATTTCAAGTGCAATAGGTGTAAAAGCAAGTGTTTAATTCCCGTAATAGAACCACTCGTAGTCATATGTCCTAAGTGTGGAGAGTTAGATTTAGACGAGATTAGCTAAATTAAAAGACAATAAGTAATATGAAGTTGATACTAGGAGATTGTTTAGAAGAATTGAAGAAGATAGAGGATAACAGTATTGACTGTGTTATTACTTCTCCACCATATGATAATCTGAGAACCTATAAAGACACTCTGGAGTGGGGGGAACATATTTGGAAACCAATTATCAAGGATTTGTTCAGAGTATTAAAACAGGGTGGTGTAATAGTATGGGTAGTAGGCGACGCAACAATAAAAGGTAGCGAAACAGGTACATCTTTTAGACAAGCATTATGGGCAAAAGAGTGTGGCTTTAACCTACATGATACAATGATATATAACAAGATTTGCTATCCACCACTAACACACAATCGCTACGAACAATCTTTCGAGTATATGTTTGTGTGGAGTAAGGGAAAACCGAAGACGTTTAATCCAATTCTGGTGGATTGTGATACAAAGGGAAGTAAGCGACCAAGATATAAGTCCAACAAGGAGATTGGTTCTTCTGTTCGGAATGACAACCGTGTAGACATTATTAAAGAAAAGAAAATTAAAAATAATGTGTGGAATATTAGACCTAACAATACTCACCATAATCACCCAGCAATATTCCCAGAGAAACTAGCCGAGGACCACATCAGGAGCTGGACTAAAAGTGGGGATGTTGTGCTTGACCCATTTATGGGAAGTGGCACAACAGGGGTAGTTTGTAAAAAACTTGAGAGAGATTTTATAGGAATTGAATTGGTACAGGAGTATTACAACTTGGCGAAGGAGAGAATAAAAAACACTCCGAATAGTTTATTTATCTAAATTAAAAGACAATAAGTAATATGGAGAAGAAAGAGGAAAGCAAGTTAAGAATCTCGGAATATCTACACAGTTTGAGAATATCTGGTGGGTATAAAACCTTAAGAGAGTGGTGTAGATTAAATGATTTTAGTGATGTGTTATGGAGTCATTTAGAAAATAACCTATGGGAAATAGTACCAATGGGAAAGAAGATATATACACAACAAGAACTAGATAAAGCAAGAGAAGAGGGGAGAAGAGAGGGTTCGGAGATAACCTCTAGGTATATATCCGATTTTGTTAAATCAGAAAGTGGTAAGTCTGGGAGAAAAGAGATTCTGGAATACATTGAAGAATTATCTAAATTAAAACAATAAGTAATATGGAGAAGAAAGAAAATACAGGAACAAAGCTAAATGTGTTGTTGTGTAATTTAGTTGACTATGTCAGAGGAGATGACAGACCATTAGTATTTGCAGTTATGCAGGAGATTACAGAATATTTTGAACAAGAACTAGACAAAGCAAGGGAAGAGGGGAAATTAGAATATATACTGTCCCTAGGTTGGCAAGATACCAATAATGAATATGTAAAAGAAGTTTTAGAAGATGCAGATAGGATAGCTAATGAATTATCTAAATTAAAACAATAAGTAATATGGAGAAGACCAAAGAGTTAAAGAAAAGGTTTGTGGCAAGAGGGCTGTTTGTAGAAATAAAAACTAAAGGTGTTGTTGAGGAGGAGGTTGTTCACCTTTTTAATATACTTACAAGAGAGATTAATAGGTTTATGCAAGAAGAGGTTATGCAAAGAAGAAGTGAAGAGGTTTATAAATTATCTAAATTAGAAACTAAAGAGTAATGAAGATTATTAAGGCGAGATTAGAAAATTATAACGATCGCAAAGATGGAACAGTATCTCTTAAACTTGATTCTTTATTAGAAGTTCCTGATAGTGATATAGCAGAGATACGAGGAATGAGAGGTAACATAGCAATAGCGGTTATTACTGATGTTGTAGATGTACTAGAAGCAGAAGTAAATACAAAGGACATTATAGAGAACTTACCAGACGATCCATTTTTAGACAAGAGAATAACACCAGGGCAACAGCAAAGGAGAGACTTGTTTGTAATACAGAAGTTAAAACTAGGTAGAACTCCCACAAAAGAAGAACAGGCTAAGTTTTACATAGACAGAATGGCAACAATACACGAGCAGAACCTAGAGGAGATTAGAGAGTTAGAAAGTATAAGTTTTGAAGAGGAATAAAAATGTTTTGGACAATTGTAGGGGCTTTGGTATTTGTATTCTTTGTACTACCTTTAATGTTAGAGGTTGTGTTAGGATTGTTAGGAATTGTATTTGATAATAGTAATGTTTTAGGGTGTATTGTTTTAGTGGCTTTAGTAATTTTATTGATGATAATTTTTTAATATTGTATAATATGAATATGAAGGAAGTAATAAGAGCTATCACATACCTTTTAGTGTTAGTATTTATAGGTAGTGCTAGTGTGTATTGCGTATTTTTGTTATTAAGTTTAATTAGAGCAATGGTGTCATGAAGTCAATATATCAGATAGCAAAAGAGAATAATATCAGTCCAGTAACCTTGTACAAGAGATTAGCTGTTCGTGATATAAAGCCTCACATTGTAAAGGGGGTTATTATGTTAGACGAGGATCAGGAGAAAGCTATTTTAGTTTATGCAAAGAGAGGTCGCAAAAATGCCCAAGACAAAAAAGCCTCTGACAAAGGGAAAATTAAGTAAAAAACTTGATGAAGCATGGAGTTTGGCTGTTAAGAAAAGAGCTGGATATAAATGTGAGGTTTGTGGTATAGGAGAATCTGGACATTTAAACTCCCACCATATTGTAGGAAGACGCAACCGAATGGTACGCTGGGATGTAAGGGATGGGGTCTGTTTATGCGTCAAGCACCATAGATTTGGAATAGAATCAGCCCATGAAGATCCATTATGGTTTAGGGAATGGCTTGAGGAGAATAGGTGGGAAGACTATGCCTATCTTTACACGATAAAGAATCAGATTAAGAAGTGGACTTTAGAGGACATGGAAGAACAGCTAGAAGAGTTAAATAAGATTATAAATGAGAAATGAGACACTTTTAGTCCTATAAGTGGAATAGATAAGTTTAAATAATTTTAGTAATAATTAAAAATGACCAAACTCTGTATAACAGGAATGGCTGGTTTTATAGGCTCCCACCTATGGGAACATGTCATGAAGACGACCGACTGGGACGTTGTAGGTTTAGTTAAGATGGATAGAGCTGGAGACCTAAATAGGATACAAGAGACTTTAAACGAGCACCCAGAATGGTTAGAAAGAACTAGGATAGTTAGGCATGATTTAAACGATAGTTTAGATACGGTTCATAAGCATATAGGAGAGTTGGATTATATAGCTCATTTAGCGGCATGTAGTCATGTAGATACCTCCATAAAGGACCCCGTAGGAGTATTTTGTAATAACTCAAGAAGTACTGTTCAAATGTTAGAATATGCAAGGATACACCAACCGAACTTGAAGAAGTTTATCTACTTTAGTACGGACGAAGTGTACGGTCCAGCCCCAGATGGATATAACTTTACGGAGGAGGATAAGTTGAGACCCAGTAATCCGTATAGTGCGGGTAAGGCAGCGGGAGAAATGATTACAATGGCTTATGGAAAGACCTATGACTTCCCGTATTTGATAACAAATACAATGAATGTGTTTGGAGAAAGACAAGACCCTGAGAAGTTAATACCTAAGTGTATGAAGACAATTCAAGAGGGAGGGGTTATGACTATACATGGAACAAAGGGAAATGTGGGTAAAAGGCATTGGCTTCACGCAAGAAATTCGGTGGATGCAGTAATCTTTTTGTTAAAACATCCTATTGTAAAGGATAAGGTACACATAGTTGGAGATATTGAGATGGACAACCTACAAATGTTTAAGTTAGTTGCAAAGTATATGGGAAAAGAAGAGGTGTTAGAGGGGAGAGATTATGTATATTTAGACTTCCATAGTACGAGACCAGGACATGATTCTCGTTATGCAATGAGTGGTAAAAAGTTAGCAGAATTGGGTTGGGTTGCACCAGTAAGTTTTGAAGAGAGTATTAAAAATATGGTAGAATGGACACTAAAACACCCAGAATGGATTAAATAATTTGACAAAAGGTAAAAATTAGTTTTATATTGGATATAATTTGTTTACCTACTGCCAATGGGAAAAGAAGCTGACTATGTAACCTCAAGTATAGGAGAAGTAGCATTTTTATTATGGCATCAGATTTATCCAGATGATTTAACCTTTAAGCCCTTTGTTGGCTGTGTTTATCACAATCCTAAAGTTAACTGGGGAGAGATAATAAACTCTTATTGGTTAGGAGAGAAAATACCTTCCTGTGAGCTATCGGAGTGCATAGTGGTAGCAAAAAGAATGCTAGACAAGGGAGAGATAAATAAAAAGTGGTACAGGGAAATGAGAGAGGCGATTGAGGATATTAGGGAAGATTATGTCTTTCCTGTTGTTTAAAATGTTATTTAAAATGGTATAATATATAAAGATGTTTGAGGATTTTAAATGGTACAAGTACTTAAAAGGACACCCAACTGCATGGGAAGGTCATATTCTTTATATCTACAATCAGATACCTATTTGGAAGCCTAAAACTATTGTAGAGTTAGGAGTTTATTATGGACACTCACTTGCAACAATGGCGGAGAGCTGTTTAGATCATAAACTAGATACTAAATTGTATGGTATAGACCATTTTATGGGAGATGAGCATAGTGGAAAGTTTGGAACAGAGGTAGAAGATGTGGCAACAGAATGTTTATCTCAATATCCGAATGTAACTTTGATTAAGAAGTCTTTTAACAGGGCATTAGAGGACTGGGATAAGCCGATTGATTTACTTCATATAGACGGTAGGCATTTTTACGAGGATATTAAAGAAGACTTCGAGGGTTGGAGCAAGTTCGTACCCATAGGGGGCCATATTATATTACACGATACTCAGGTAACCGAGAGGGGTTTTGGTATTAAGCAGTATTTTGCAGAGTTAAGGGAGAAGTATCCTGATTGGGAGTTTAGCGAGAGGACTGAGTCTTATGGTTTAGGTATCATTACAAAGAGGAGCAAATGAAGACAATAATATACACAGCAATATATGGGGGCTATGATGACATCAAGGTACAACCTGTAGGGGTTAAACTCTTTACAGAGGCGACACATCCTAGAAAAGAATCACACCCACGCATGAAGGCTAAGTATTTTAAGTGCAATAGCCACAAACTAGATTGTGATGTAAGTATTTGGATAGATGGGAGTGCTACTATTAAGACACCCGACTTTGAGAAGTGGTGTTTAGAGCAACTTGGGGATGGGGACATAGCCTTAATAAAGCACCCTGATAGGGATTGTATTTATGACGAAGCCAATTTTTGTCAATTTATGCCCAAGTATCAGGGGGTGCCGGTTCTTGAGCAAGTGGAGGAGTATAGAAAGCAGGGCTATCCTGCGCACAATGGGCTGTGGGCTTGTGGGTTACTTATAAGAAGGCACAATGACAAGGTAAAAGCATTTAACAAACTCTGGTGGGAGCATAACAAGAAGTATACTTATCAGGATCAGTTGAGTTTTCCTGTTTGTGCCAAAGAGGTTGGACTTGATATTAGAACTATAGACATTAACTTAAATTCTAACAATATAGTGGACTTTAACACTCCACATAAATCAATACTATGAGCTGGTGGGACGATAATTTTAAAAGAAGTGATTTTAGAAGTTGGCTTACTAACGAGGGCTCGTTTAGTAGGTCTATCTTAACCGATTTGGTGAGGGGGTATTCTAGTGTACTAGACTGTGCCTGTGGTACTTGTCTTGACTACTTTGAGTATAAAAAGAAGTTGATACCTGTTAAGTATAAAGGGATTGACTCGTGTAAGGGATTGGTAGACGAGGCGAAGACCTTTGGAATAGATTGTGATTTAGGGGATATAGAGAGTTTGCCCTATAAGGATAAGAGCTTTGACATAGTAACAGCAAGGCATATATTAGAGCATTTAGATTACTACGAGAAGGCACTTGGTGAGATGTGTAGGGTGGCTAGGTACGAAGTGGCTGTTATATTCTTTCTACCTCCACAAGAGAGTGAGGTGTTAGAAAAAGACCCTGCCTTAAAGTATGCAGTAAACATTAATAAGTACGGGAAGAAGAAGTTAGTAGAGTTTGCTTCTCAGTTTGGAGAGGTAAGTTGGGTCTCGGTTGGTTCAGAAGTAATACTCAGGATTAAAAGAAACACCAAAAAGGTAGTTAAAAAGAAGATAGTTCCTACCTGAAGATAGGAGAGAAGTTACCTAAGCAAAAGCCTATTGATATGGATAAGTATATAAAAAGACCTAGTTTAGGTTTAGATTTAATTTTAGATTGGACTAAAGTATTATGAGTGAAGATGTAAGTAAACCATATACAACAATAACACTAGAGAGCAAGAAGAATTATGAAGAAGGTTGGGAGAGAATATTTGGTAAAAAGAGGAAACTAAAGGCACAGTTGCACCAGATAAATAACCAGAGACACAAGATAATAAACAGCATACAATCTAAAGGTGGTAGAACTGAGGCTAGAGAAGAGGAGTTATTATCTCTTAAAAAGAAGAGAGAAAAGATTTTAAGAGAATTAGACAAGTTGGAATAGTGGTATAATAAGATATATGCCAAAGATTATTAAAAACGGGAATAAAATCGGGAAGGGGAACCCTCCAGTAGATACACGGTTTACATCAGAATATCAGCCAACACCAGAAGCTAAGAGTAAAGGGTGGGAAAGGAGAAGAATGGCAAGAGAAATGATGGATATTTATGATAGATATCAGCACATGAGCTACAAGGAGTTTCTAGATATTAAGGAAGACATAAAGAACAACCCACAGAATTATACTGTTGTGGAAGTAGATATGTTTAAGTATGCAAAAAACCCAAAGTTTATATTAGACAGAATAAATAGGCATATAAGCAATGCACCTCAGCAGTTGGATGTTGATATGGGAGGGAATATAATCATTAACATTAAAGAGGGGATAGCAAAAGATGACAGACCTAAATCTTGAGTTTAATTACCCAGAGTTTATACTTCCAGCAATCAACAGTAATAAACATTTTGTAGTAGTACCTTCTGGAAGACAAGTTGGGAAGACATATAATTTTGCACAGTGGATAATAAGAGAGACAATGAGATTAAATTGTCCTTCCTTATGGGTAGATACTGTTCATACTAATATTGATAAGTATATAGAAAGATACTTCAAGCCCTTGCTTAAACCTATCTCTTCATATTGTGATTGGAATGCTCAAAAGAAGATACTTAAATTGCCTCATGGATATATAGACTTTGGTTCGGCACAAAAGCCAGAGAACCTAGAGGGATTTAACTATAAGAGGGCTGTATTAAATGAGGCTGGACACATATTGAAGAAAGATTCTTTGTGGCACAATACTATAATGCCTATGATAAAAGCAGAGGACAACCAAACAAGGATTATAGGAACCCCTAAAGGACAAAACCTGTTTTATGAGCTATTTTTAAGAGGATTAGCTAAAGACCCAGAATATGAGAGTTTCCAATATACAGTATATGACTCTCCATATTGGAGTGCTAAACAGATAGAAGATGTTAGAAAGAAGACACCAGAGCTAATTTGGAAGCAGGAATATATGGCAAGTTTTGAAGCCTTTGCAGGTATGATATATCCCGACTTCAAAGAGGAGATACATTGTAAAGCGAGTCCTGAGAGAAAAGTTACTGATATCTTTTTTGTGTCTCTTGACCCTGGGTGGGAACACCCTACTGCTTGTATATTGGCTAAAGAAGACCTAGAGGGAAATCTCTTTGTTATTGATGAGTTTAGAGAGAGCCATTTACATGTCGGAGACATATCAAGATATTTACAATCAATGTTAGTTAGAAATGGTCTTAAAGAAGAGGATATAGAAATGTTCATTATAGACCCTTCTGGGAGAAAGACAGACCAGACAAGTGGACAGAGTATACTATTCCAATTACAAGAAGAAGGTTGGGGGTTTGTTCCTGCCAATAATGATCTTATGCCTGGTATAAGCAGAGTAACTAGAATGATTAGAGAGAACAGGTTGTTTATTGACAAGAATAGATGTCCTTTGCTTGTGGAAGAGATAAAGAATTATCATTGGAAGGAGTTTAATGATGGAAGCTATGGAATGAACCCAACACCTTACAAGATAGGGGATGACCTAGTAGATACGGTTAGATATCTCTGTATGGCAAGACCAGACTACTTTGAACACCCTAAGGTTGATATGTATGGACAGCTGGAAAAGGAAGAAGATGATGAAGAGGTTGATGTTAATGAGTCAATAGACAATTTAATGTCAGGGGACAGTTTTATCTAATATGTTATAATTGTATATATGGAAACAACAGTCATAGTTTTGTGTATTTTACTGGGCATTGCAGTAGTGGCTCTAGGAGTTATAGCCTCTTTGCAGGTGATAACGGGCTCTAGTGAGAGAAAGGAACTACAGAAGTTACTTAAGGCAAGAGATTTACCAGAGTTTACTACTTACGGAGAAAAGCCTGAAGAAGAAGAAATAGAAGATACTAGTAATCTAGTGGATTTAGAAAACATGGACACGGTAATACAGGAGGCAATGGAAAAGACTTTTAATAAAAAGGAATAAAGAACGAGGAGTATTAATCTAGTTTAGAATACAAATGGTAAGCACAGCTCAGGATTACGAGGAGAGAGGTCGTAAAAAGAAGTACGACAAAGAATATTGGTTATCCTATACTAAGGAGAAGTTTGATGAGAGTAGGAATTGGAGAGGCAATA